GTCTAAATTCTCCTTGAGATGCAGAGTAAATAGCAGCAGGTGCTAAAGATAAAACGTTACTCCATGTTGTTAAAGCACCAATACCCGCTTTAATTGGGTTAGCAAGACTTAAAGCGTTAGTAACTACACGACCAATAGTCCAATCTTTTGGACGTGCCATGTAGTTTGAATTAAAAGTTGATTTAAGCATTTCTTGAATACCAGGGTCAAGGCTATTAAATTCGTCATAGGCTTCTTTATCATCTTTAATATCTAAAAGTTGACGATGCTTAGCGTAAAGTCTGTCCCAAGTTTCAATTTGTTGTTTATCTTTAGGCGGAATACCAGCCTTATATGCAGCAACGCCAAGTTCTGGGCTAATTACTGGAACAATATCACTCCATGAACTAGCCAATTAAAAACCTCTATCAACTAGATAGTTATAAATAGCAGAAATTTCTCCAGTAGAATCATGTGGAATTAATTCTTCAACAACATTAATTAAAGTTTTTTGTTGGTTTTGTGGAAGGTTTAATATTTCACTTCCAGGACCTGCACCAAAATCTGAACCAGCAGTTAAAGGTTCATTTGGTCTTTGGCTTGGTGCTGTTAAAGGAACAATTGGTGCAACAGTTGAACGTCTAACGTCCATTGGGTTTACACTAAGATTAGGACCTGCAGACATAGGTGCACCTTGTTGAAGGCCCATAAGTTCTTGACCTTCACCATATGAACCACCACTCATATAACGCTGTGGTTGTCTAGAAACATTTAAATCAGTTCTTTTGGAATTACTACCAGGACCTGATACTTGTTCTCTAATTGCCATTAATCTTCGTCCTCATCAAATTCTTTATCATCTAGTTGAATGTGTGCTGCGTCTAGCATTCCTTTAAGTTTCCAATTTGGAGACTTACCGTCATCTATTACGTGCAAAAAATATTTTCCTTCAGAATTAATCATTTCAACAACTGTTATGACGGCTGTTGCCATACCACCCAATGGGTGTAGGTCTTGCACAAAGCCATTTAACGAATCTTGAAACATTTTTACGTAATCAGATTGTGTACGCTTTGCCATTTTATCCCGCTAACTGTCCCATAATTCCTGCTAAATCTGGAGGTAGGGCTCCAGCAGGACCACCAGCGGGAGCGCTTGGAGGGGACGGTTGCGCTACAACCTGCTGTGAAGGAGCGGCAGCCTCTGCTGGAGTAGGTTGTTGAGGTTCAAATGCTTGCTTAACAGAATCTTCAATAGAAATACCATTGCGGCGTTTATCAATTATATCAGCAAATTTACCTAACAAAACAGAAACATCTTGTCCTGTAGCAATCATTTCAGGGATTGCACCAGCAGCAGCGTTAACTGCACGATTCAAATTATCACGCATCTTTTGTATGTCAATGCGTTCTTGTTCTTTACTTACGTTAACAGACCATGGTAATTCACTCATTACAAATTATTTAGATACAAGGTCCCCGCCTAGGGCTTGTAGTGAAAAGATTAATGCACGAGATGGGTCAAGTCCTGCCATTAAACCGTAACGAACTTCTACAGTGTAATCGCCTTTAATGTCTCTAGTTGGATTGTATTTAAGTTCATAAGGTGAACCATCATTGTATCCGCGAACGTTCTTATCAAATGGAAAAATCTTTTCATCAATGCGTAAACATAGACTTAATACGTCTTCAAATGTTTGAGTAAATATTTGTTGGCTTGCTTTGATTTGTGAATCAAAAGCACCAAGTAACGCTTGGACGCCTTGACCAGTAATGATGCTGGCATCAATGTTGCCAGTTCTACCTTCTGGATAACGTGCGCCCAAACGCATTTCCTGTTGCAACACTGCCTGTTCAGTAAATGCTGCGTTTGGTAAATCTAAACCGACTCTTCTAATTAGTTGAGGGTTTTGACTTCTCAAAACTGCGTCGGGACCAAATGCTAATTCTTGAACATCGTTAGGCAATGCCAACGGAGCCTGAACAGATTTCTCTGCTGCTTCTAATGCTAGTAAAGAAAAACGTGCACGAGCAAGTTGCACCCAAACAACATCATCAAACTGTCCACGTGGTTCTTCATCAATACTTGCACGACGTGCAACACGCACCATGATTTCACCAAGAGGGTTAGGTGTGCGTTTTAAAACAAGATTAGTTCTTTCAGGAAGATACAAAAGAATTTGGTCGTCATCTTCGTAACGAACCATTTCAAGTAACGAATACAAATCAGTCATATCACGACCCATAGGTCCAATGATTTGATTTTCGTATTCAGGGAACTCTGCAATTAACTCTGCAATAGTTTTAACATATCTACGTGCGTAAGAAGTTACGCGACCAAAACGGTCAAACTCTGGGTATGCACCCAGAGGGTTATCGACACGGATGCGGGGCTGATTATCTTTAACATCTAATTCTACGACGATTGGCAAAAAGCCATATGTAAGAAACCAGTCAGCCCCTGTATACATCTGTGTCTGCAGCCGTGATGATTGAGCATAAAAATTTACAATCATGCTGCGTTTATCTGCCTGCGCCTTAGCGCGGTCAGAATTTATGTTAACTGTTGCACAGTTAAAACTAGGGAGAGGGGCAAGTACTTCTGCTAAATCTCGTGCTGCAACATCGATGAAGTTAGCAATCATTGGTGAAGGCATACCTTCAGGGAAAAAGTCTGGATAAACGTTAGATATTTCGCCACGACGAACAGACAAAACATTTGCCATACGCACATCGCGACCTTGGTTACGACGCTTTAACGCCTCAACCTTATCTGCAATTTGTTGCACATCAAGTGCCATTCAAACTCCTATAAATATTGTTCACTGTGCTGCGCCGCAGCCAGTTCATCTAAATTCACAACACCACGTTGAGAAATGTTTTTCTTAGTTGCATAACGATTATATGAATGATTCTGCATATAACCTGATTGTTGAATTAATTCTTTAAAACGAATCTCGGCAAACCATAAAGCCATAACGCAATCAGTTTTTTGAGACTTTTTAGCACTAGGGTCCCAAGTAATTAATTGCTCAATAAGAGCCTTAACATGCTCATTACCTTCAGTACTTGGAAGTTTAAGAAGATTATCTTTTTGGAACTTACCATCACGTTCAGTACCAAACAAAGCAGCCATAGATGCTACACCAAAAGATTCATCCCACTTATTCTTACCAGTGAAATGGGGTCTTAACTGAACACCACGAGAACCAAGCCATTGGTTAAGTTCAGTGTCTAAAGCATAAGATTTTTGGTGGGCGTTAATTTCTATACGCAACTCGTTAGGCTGATACTTAACAGTCCAGTCTTCAAACAGACTTCGAATTTTTTGAGGATTAGGGTCAACCATGTTACACACATCAAGAATCCAACGCTCATGAGTATCCCTATCAAAAGCAATACACACAGCAGCAGTGTTACCAGTCATAGCAGGGTCAACACCTATAACGGTGTAATAGTTACCACGCTCATAAGGATGACCTGGGGCACCAAACTTTAAAGTACCAACCTTGCGTCTACCATCAATAGAACCTTGAACAAGGACAGGGCGGAAAATTGAATCTTCCTGAATGTCTTGTTGTTGATAAACCAAAGCCCAAGTACTAGGAGTCACCTCACCGCGCCGACGATACAGGGCTGGACCGTCCCACTTAGTATATAAACCTTCAGCATCAGGTTCTTTAGAACCAGACTTTTGGTCAGTCTTATCCCAAAGAGTAACCCAATCTTTAGTATCTTCAGCAAATTCTAAAACTGCTGGCATAGCAAAATAAGTAAACGGAGACCTACCATTAGACCAATGCTTAGGATTACGAATTTCACGATAAAGGTCATTAGCAGCAAAACGTGTACCCAACACCAGAAGCACACCCTCATCATCTAGACGAGTAATAACTTCTTTCTGAATCCACTCAAGTTGCTTCTCCCACTCATGGGCATTAGCACCAGTCACACAATCATCAAGAATAATCAAGTTAGCGCGGGCACCATACACCTGCCCACCAATACCAAGGGCTTGAACCGTTGGGTCCTTCTCAGTAGAATTACGTGAAAGGGTAATAGCGTTGGCTTTCCAAGAATCAGCATCCTCACGCCACCCACCAGGAGGAGCATAAGTAGCCTGCATCTTAGCCCACATAGGATGAGTCAAACGTTGCTTAATAGAATAAACAAACTCCTGAGCCTTAGTCAGGGTTTTAGAAATAACAATAATACGAGTATTGTCAGGGTCCATACAAATCTTGTAAGTAGAATAATTAACGGTAATCGTAGTCGACTTAGCATGCTCAGGGGGCACATTAATTAACAAACGAGTCTTATCATCAGAAGGCTCATACGTCATAGACGGATGCAACCAAGAAGGCGGGCGACCCTCCAAAACATCAACCCAATTCTGCTGATGAGGAAACACCTGACTGTTCAAAAAATTTTTAGAAAACTCAGAAAACTCAAAAGAAAACTTGTCGCCACTTAAATCCCTAGTAGCACCCTCTTGCCTGGCATCTTCTAAAGCAGAGGCAAACTTAGCATCCCTAGACAACCACTGGCGCAAGGTGCCCTCCTGGCGACCCACAACACCAATAGCCTGCTTAACCCCCATGCCCTCCCTAACCAGAGAAAGCACCCTATCCTTAGCAACCTCAGTATCCTTAAACATAGGATTCTGGGCACCCGATTTATTGTTATGTTTAGCCATAAATACATGCCCCCGCATTAATAAACTTTAAACCTGTAACAACTAAATATACGCTAATGTAACAACTCAAATACTATACGGACGAGCCCCTTTAGGGGGCTCGTACAGTAAACCAGGTTCGGGGTCTAAAAGACCCCTCACTATATACTAATCCGTCCAAAATACAAAAACGGACAACACTTAACCAAAAAGTTATAAACGTTACCAAAACGTTATACAAACTGTACATATATCCCCACTGTAACAAAAAAACATAACCTGACTTTCATTATGCTGGTAGTCCGCAGATTAAAAACCCTGGGGTCCGATGACTTCGTCATCAGCCCCTTACGGGTTTTGTAATCTGCTTTACATATCCGTAACGTTCGACAGGGTCTTCGCGGGACGCCAGTCCTCCAGCCCTGTCGGGCTTCCAGGGCGTCCAACAATACTCACAACCTTCGGTTGTTCGTCAGGCTATTGTTGGGTTACGGTGGGCGTTTATCAGTCTAGATTATGACGAGTTCGTACTTGCGTGCTCTTGTTGCTGGCTCTCTCATATACGCTCACTGTGTTCGCATTCGTTCGCCTTTGGGATTAAGAACTCCCTCTTGCATTGCATGCCAAGAGGGAAGTTCCCTTAAAAGCAGAAAGAGGATATATGGCATTCAGTGCAACAGCAGTAAAAGGTGCAATTTCTTTTCCAGGTGCAGGTCGTGCGGCTATTTCTATTAATGGCTCAACACAAAAATGGTCTAAGAATGGTACTCCGTATACACAAATGGGTTACGAATATGTGACCACTAACAATCCTGTTATTGTTGATGCGCTTCGCGCATTGGTTGATAATGGGTTGGCTGAGCCTGTTACTAATAGTAA